CAAGCAAAACCAGATCACTAATCAGCTTTTCATGCAAAACTTTTAAATAAGTAGCTTTTATTCTTTCGTCAATTTTTAGCTTTTCAATCCTATTTTTTTCTGCATTATACTTTGCCTGAGCCTGTGCCACTTCATCATTAGTAGCTTTACCTCTCAAAATTGCAATATCGTTCAAAGCCTTTTCATTAGCATTCTTCTTAGCATCTGCCGCTTTAGTTTCAGCACTTTTACGCTTTTCAATCTCTTTTAATTCATCATCAGTTACTTCCTTATTTACAACTTTTTTCTTATTGCCATACACATCAATTTCATTCGTAGCCTCTTTAGTAGCTGCCTTAGTTGTGGCCCAAATATTTTTGAAGCTTTCAGAAATTCCACCAAAATTCTTACTGGCATTACCCTTCAAAGTTTCCCAACTATTACCCAAAGCTTCAGAAGATTTCGCCGCAGCAGCAAAATCACCTTTTAGAACATTTATAGCAATAGTACCCGCATCTTTCAAAACCAAAAAACCATCTATCAAAAGCTGAACAGAAGAAAAAACTAATTTTATCGCAGTCCCAACCGCACCCAAAACAATACCAAATCCACGCATTACATTCTGCAACGTCAGCATATTCTCAATAGAATCTGGTAACAACCATAAAAAGAATGATTTTCCCATTTCAAAAACCATCCCCAATGCATCCCAGATAATCATAAATCCAGAACCAACTGGCCCACTCGCATCAATAAGTTTTCCCAACCAATCAACACCTTTGGCAAATAGTTCTAAAATACCCACAAAAACAGGCATTAGTTTCTCACCTATTTTTAGCTGAATACTATCAAACGCATCACCCAAATTACTCGATCTACCCTCAAGAGTTTTATTCATTTCTGAAGTAGTACCCGCCACACCATTATATCCACCCATAGCCACAATAGCCTTATAAATAGCTTCTTCATTATTTTGTACCTCAGTAGTTTGACCCTTAAAACTCAAGCTCACATCATCCCCATTCTTTTTCATTTTAACTCCAAACTCTTTCAATCGCTCACCTTCGCCCATCATCGCATCCAAAACCGCCTCCGTCAACTGATCAAAGCTCTTACCCTGTGAAGCCGCCAAATCAGCTAAGTTTTTAATCTCAATTTTTGAAGGAGTTAGCCCCCTATTCACCATCTTGATGAAAGATTCTGTCATTTCATCCACACTAATAGGAGTAGTAGCCGCAATATCCTTAATCATTTCCATGGCAGCCTTTGCCTGAGTTTGACTACCCAAAGTATTTTTCAATACCGTTTCATACTTTTCAAACTTCCCAGTAAGTTCAAACACAGCCATCCCAGCATTAAACACTTGCTTACCAAACTCAATCACAGCTGCTACCGTAAACGCCGCCATTATATTACCCCTCAAACTTTCCCACACACTCTTACTATCTCCAACCGTATCTTTCACCGCCACAAAATCAGATCTCAACTCCGTCAATCTACCATTTACCTCTTTCAATCTAGCAGCCGAAGCAATATACTCCTCAGTACCAGGCACTAAATCTTTCGTAGCTTTCAAAAGTTCCCTCTGGTACTTCTCCAACTGCTTCACAGTCATTTCATTTACATTCATCTTACCCGTCAAATCATCATACTCCTTCTGCAGGCCATTGATCTCTTTTTTCAAAGCATCATACTCGCTTGCATTCTCTTTTGTACGCTTACCAAGCTCCCCCTGTTTACTTTTCAAATCATCGATTTTACCCGACAATTGCCCAACATAATTGGCTGCCTCCTGCCCATCGATGACAAGTTTGATTCTCGCTTCTTCCGTTAATTGCATAATTTTACAAGATTATTTTCCCAAATCTCAGCAAAACCAAAACCCCCATATAGGACAAAAGCCCCACCCTTTCCAGAATGAGGCCCAAAAAAAAAGCCTGACCTGTTCGGAAATCCAGAACAACTCAAGCCTCAGTAATAAAAACAATATACCTACTTTATAACCTTATTATTCAAATCATACTTATCCAGCAGCTCATTAAACTCAATCTGAAACTCCTCCAACTTTTCACTACTTAAATTAGGCAAAGCAAACATCAAATTAAAATATTCACCAATCGCAAGCACACCCTGATTAGTATTGTGCAAAATTTCACTATTAAACTCCCCCAGCTGTCTTTTTTCATCACCTCTCAAATACACATTCATTTGAAGCTCCAGACATTCATAAAAAGTTTTTACCGCCTGCTTTGTTTTCTGCTTAAAAATCCAAGAATTCTTCACATTATGCTCATCCATATAATTTAGCATAAACTGACATATAAAATGCACTATCAATATTTCGTTACTCATTTCTTTATATAATAAACCTATAATTTTAACCTAATCACACTCGTAAACCTACCCTTAGTTTTTATAATGTAGTTTTTACCAGCAATCTCAAAACCATGTTCAGTTTCACCATCAAGCTTTCCAAATCCATCCAAAGCAAGCACCAAAGCCTCATTATTTTTTACTTTATAGGCAATCATGATACGCTTTTCTGCAAAACTTTTAGTAGGTAAATATACAAATTTCCACTCACTTTTCCACTCAATAATATCCTTATTTTCACTCACAGCCCACACTCCGCTCATCATCCAATCAATGTTCTTCATCGGCTGAGCAGGATATTTACTTATATGATCACCATGCTTATTCTCCAGCTCCTTACCATTCAAATCAGTAGCACCCCAACCCCAAAACTCCTTCTTATCACCCCAATAATTTGGATCACTCCAGCAATCAAAGCCATCACCCACGGCCACAGTCCAAGCACCCCAATTAAACGCTACACTTGGACTAACCTTTGGTTTCACCTGGGCCAAATAATTACCACCATTATAATCAACCCGCACCCTCCCAAGATCAAAATTATTAATCAACTCATCATCAAACCAAACCGTCGCCAAAACCTTCTTATCCTTATTATACTTTCTATGCAGCATCAACTCAAACAAATAATGATGAATCACCCCTTCTTCCACAGGATAATTCTGATACCCACCAATATGTCCAAAATCCACAAACTTAGCATAATCAAAATCAACACCAACCCACATACCATATTTAGCTTGAAACTCCGCCAAACTACCATCAAATGTCAACAAATCACTAAAATCCAAACCACTACCTTGAAAAACAGGCCGACCCATACCAATTCCGCTCACAGTCCACAAAGCCATCTTAGCCTTATGCTCATGCGTAGCCCACCACTCTAGGCATCGCATAATCTTATCTTTTCTCACATGCCATTTACTACCCACATGCTCCCAATTTAGCATCACATATCCAAAATCCTTACATGGAAAATACACATTCTCAACAAAGCTTTTCAGCAAAGCATCACCATCCACCCGCTCACACCAAGCATCAAAATCCGCCTGCGTAGAAGTATAAGCCTCAGGACATCCCAAATCAATCAACCAACCATCACTCACAAAAATATAACCCTTATCACCCTTATAATCTTTCGCAAAACTAACCCCCTTCTTCAGGTAATTCCATTTCCCAAAATCCCTCACTGGCGTAGGCTGCATAATCACATACTTACCACCAGGCACCTTAAAATCTGGAAACCTCAAATCAAAATCCATCAGCTGCGTATTCATATCCGTAAAATACCCCTTAGGTTTCAAAAAATAAGTAGCATTCCCATCACGCCAAATATCCCGCTCACCCTTCACACTCACATACTCCTGCTCCCATGCTCCATACTGCCAAATATCCCCATAATTATTTGCCATAATAGGTGCAAAATCATACCCACCCATATCATTTATTTTTTCAGGAATCTTACTCACTTTGGGCCAATCAGTAGGCTCAATAAAATATCTAGTCTGGCCACCATACAAACCCGCCCGCTTAAACATCTCCATAGTTCCACCAGTAGGAGGCATCACCACCACACTATCTTTTTTATCATCATTTTGCAAAGCCCAGAAATCGCTCAAGTTTGCCCTAATACCATCAAACCTCAAAAACCCCTGCAATTTCAAATCAAAACCACTATAATCTTTCGCAAAAACACCATCACTCACAAACGCCCCCAACTTTGCCTTATACACCACCCCAATACTATCAGGCCTCACAAAAAGCACATAAATATTCCCAGCACTATCAGTCGGATATACCTTCCCAACCTGCCCATTGGCCACCATCGCAACCAATATCAATACACCAATCAAAAATCTTTTCATTGTTTTGAGTTTAATTATGGCCAAAACTAAACACCACCCAAACCACAAAAAAGGACAAAAAAAAAGCCCTACACCGCAGGACTTAATCACCAATAGCACTCGCCACATTCCTTGCCAATATCGCAGCAGTTTTTTCAGCTGCAATCGGCCCAACTGCTTTTCTTATTTTAGTAGTAGCCACATTATACCAGTCTTGCCCTTTCCTCACTCTCAACTTACCCTTTCTCATCCTACCCGCCACCATGGCCCAGGCCAACCGCATTTCTGCTCTCCCAGTCGATGGCATCCGCTGACTTCCATCACCATACCCAGGCACAACAGCACTATTGATCAACTTTCTTTCCTTAATAAACCTCAAAAACCCTTTCACAATATCAGGCATCGATCCCTCAGTAAAATCCACATCACTATACTTCTTACC